ATGGCTAGAGCAAGGGATCCAAGACGTGACCAAGCGTATAATATTTACAAAGCACATAACGGTGATATAAAGCAAAAGGATATAGCTGAGCAACTAGGTGTATCTGATGGAACTATACGTGGGTGGAAAAACAAAGATAGCTGGTATGATCGTCTTGAAGCGGAATCGCAAGCAACTGTACAGTTTGATATTGTCCCAAGTGACGGTCTCAACGATAAACAGTTGCTTTTTTGTATGTATTACGTTAGATACTTCAATGCTACAAAAGCTTATCAAAAAGCATATCAATGCGACTAGATAACAGCTAATCGAAATGCTCATCGTTTGATGGTAATTGAAGGTATAAAAGAAGAAATCATGCGGTTAAAACAGCAATTAGCTGACAGTGTGATGTTAGATGCTCGTGATGTGTTGCAAAGGTACATTAATATAGCATTCGCTGATATTACGGATTATTCAGATTTTGGCAAGGTTGAGGAAATTTTAAAAGATGAAACCGGCAAGCCGCTTCTACCGTGATTATGTTGAATATGTAAATCTTAGCCATTATAAGCGCTTTTTTCATACTGAATTAATTTGTGATGTGCTCCAACGTGTGGTCGATGGTGAACAGTTATCTATATTAATAGAGATGCCACCACGACATGGTAAAAGTATGACGGTAACAGAATCGTTTCCGTCTTTTTGATAAGCGGGTAATAGCTGCTGCATATTCAGATGGGTTAGCAACCAAGTTTGGGCGTCTAAATCGTAATAAGTTTAAGTTTTCACATGATCTATTTAATGTGCAATTGTCCGAGTCCAATGCAGTTTTGGTCTAAATAATTTTGCTAGAGTAGTAAAGTAATTTATGGATAACCATATTAATATTTCCTTTTTGTAATTAATCCGAATTCATATATAGCTTCTAACTTACCATTATAAAATTCTAAACTTACCCTAGAATTTTCTTCTACACCGTTTTCTCCCTTATAATTAAGTTTATCTCCATCTTTGTGCAAGGCACCGTATCCTACGATTTCTTTTACGGTTTCTTCACTCATACCTACTTTGAGCTTTCGAAACTTTTCGGGCGTAATGGTTGAGATTTGTTTTATTGGCTTTTCTTCGTCTGAAAAAAACAATTCTATGGATTGTCCAATTACTAATAATCCTATTATACTAATCAAAATTAGTGCAATTTTTTTCGGCCATCTTGATGGAGTCACTTCTCTATAATAGTAGGTTCTATTTTCTGACTCTCTTACTGTTTCCGAATGATTAAATTCTATATGAGTTTCTATTGTATAATCTTCTGATACTGCACCACAATATTCACATACGTATATTTCAGTGTTTTCTTTGTGAAATTTTTTATATGAGTTTGTAGCTAAACAGTTAGGGCAATTTTTCATAAATACCCCTCCGTACCTTTTTATTTACCATTTTGGGAAACTTCGTTATACGTGTATATAAAAAAGCACAGGTACTTAAATATTTGTGCCTGGGCTTTTTTCATTCTTTTAACAGAAAGATTGAGATAGCATAAATACCCTTGTTCATATAACAAACTTTTATTTTATAATTTAATATAGTTTAGATATCGTATCAATAATAAAATAAAGGATCATAAGTCCTATCCCAATTGCTAGAGCCTTACCTGAAGATTTTTCTTTTTGCACATCATTTTGGACTTCGTTTCGTACTCTCTCCGACACTTCTCTTGTTTTTCTCGTCGTAATATCTTCAAAAATCGTATTACAGTATTCACATTTCACAAATACTAAACCATCTCTATATACTTTCTTAAAAGGATTACTAGCTAAACAATTAGGACAATTATTCATTTGTATTCACCTCAATATATCTAACTACTATTTACCATTTTAGGTAATTAGATATGTTTTGTACATAGAAATAAAAGTCGGTCATCGGTTTTATGGAAGGGAATTAACCTAAAATGTAGGAATATCTATAAAAAGGGGTGAAGATTATGAGCTATGAAGTAATAGTGCCAGTAAAATTTTTATTCAAACGCAAGCCTGACAATGTACCAATTATAGGTTTATCAAGCTTACATTTAACACACGAAGAACATAAAGCACTAACAGACGATGTTGCTTTCAACCTTTTAAGGGCAAAGGGTTACAACGTAATCAGAATGGTCCGCAGAGATGAAAATATCATACCCGTTGTTACAAAGTAGAATGAAACAAAAAGAGCCAAAAAGTAGTTAATGAATAATGAAGCTGTTTAAATATGGAAAGTTCATTATCTGTTCGCTTATAATTAAATAAGTGAACAGATGTTTTTTTAAAAAGGAGAAAAAATTAGTATTCAATATAGGAAGGGAAGAAGGGTACGGAAAAAGCCGTATAGTTAGTAGAAACTCTTGAAAAAGTTAGTTCAGATAATTTCTAGTAGGAGCGTGTAAAATGAATTTAAAAGAAAAGTTGATAGTAATAAAAGAAAATGGGTACCAAGCATCTCCCGATAGATTTCAGTTGATACTAGAAATGATAAATAACATCGGTTCTTTGGATGCCCAACTACGTGATGAGCTAATTTATACAACCTTATCACACTGGATTCCTGATAAATCTCTAACTGCAAACGAACTAGAACAGCTTTTACCAGTTGTTTTGGATAAAAGCCATTTGCTTTTTAAGCTTGGTGAAACAAATACAGACTCTGTCTTCACTCGATCTTTCTCCATGCTAGTCATACCGCTCCTCTTCACGAGGCATAGAGAATCACCATTTCTCTCAAGTGAGCAAATTCATCACATAAAAGAGAAAGTATTTTACAGTGTACAAGAAGAGCGAGATTACCGTGGGTATGACGAAGAAAAAGGCTGGGCTCATGCCATAGCCCATGCAGCGGATGCTTTAGATGATTTGGCACAATGTTCCGAACTGGATAAAAATGACCTCTTAACTATCCTCGATTTGGTTTACGAAAAGATGACCATAACAGATCGAATTTACTCCGATGGGGAAGATGAGAGAATGGTAAAATCCATAATTAGTGTTTTAAATAGAAAAATACTTAGTCAGGCTCATGTAGAGCAATGGATTCAAAGTTTCGGTGATGTGGAGAAAAATTCAGAATTTCTCCCTGCCTTTAAGCAAAAAAATAATATAAAGAACTTTTTGAAAAGTTTATACTTTCGAGTTAAATTTTACAAAGTGGATGCCGTTCTCTGCTCGACTATCGAGCAAACATTATATAAAGTAGAAAAAGTTTACTATTCTTAATTAAAAAAATGAGGGGAAAGCACCCCAAGTTGAAGAGATTATAGCCAGTTATGCTTATAAAGAAAGTAACTCATTCGAAAAACAGTGAGTGACTTTTTTTGCATTATTTTCAAGTGAGTACATATTCTCTATCACCGTTGCCTGAGTTAAGTGCTGCAGGCATGGAATTCGGAAAAAAATTAGAGAGTGATGAACTGTACTTTGGTGATTTTATGGATGGTCGATATGCATGGGAGCTGAAAACAATGAAAGTTTTACTTGAGCCAGTGCCAGCTAAAGGACAATTGAGCTTGTGGAATTGGGATGATGGGAGCAAGTGAAAGATATTGTTCAGAAAAAAGGCCAATTGGCTTATATTCCAATCAGCTTCTGTTTCTTAGCTTTTTTTCCGTTTCAATACCTACACTGAAAACAGCGAAAATCATACCAATAAAAAATATGATCTGAAAGAATCTGTCTGCTGTCCAATGCCCCAAAAAGTTCATGAAAACAAAGATGATAGCTAAAATTGTTGAAACAACTTGCACAATAAAACGTAAATTTCCAGGCATTTGTATACCTCCAATTTATGTAAATTATATCTCGCTTTAAGATTAACATGAGTTGGGTGTTAAAACCATTTTTTATTACTGAACATTTTGAGGATCGTGTCAGAAAGATATTGTTCAGTAAAAGATGGGATTCCCATCTATAAGATAGTAGTGTTTAATTCGATTTGCTTTTTTCAAGTTCTTCGATACGTTTCTCTAATTTCTTAATCTTCATGTCATTAAGTAAAGCAATGATTAAAGCAATCATTGCAAAGGTAGAAGCAACGAATAAACTCATTCCGGAACCCCCTAATATTTGTTAATTATATTATATAATAGGTTGTTCAATGGAACAAATTACATTGCTGATATGAATTACTGAACATTTTGAGTATTAAATAAAAATAGAGCGATTAAAACATCGCTCTAAAAAACTCATAAAATCCCATGTTCATTGGGATAGCCCAAATAAAGAATCCAAGAAGGGCAATTGGGCCAAGCAAAAAGTTGTAAACCTTCTTTGGCAAAATACTGCTCAATAGGATTTTATAAATCACTGCACATCCTATCATAACAACTGGCAGTAAGATCAGTGGTGGTATAAAAAATAACAGACTGCCGCCACTCGATATATCTGTAAATATATCCATTTAATTACCTCGTTATGTATTTTTTGTAAATTGTAACACAAAAAAGTTACAGTGTCCTAACTGGTAAAGCAAACTAAAAAGGATGTAAGGAAATACTAAAAAAGGAAATAGACATAATCGTCTATTTCCTTTTTCATAGCTTTTAATTTTGCTTTATGTTTGGCTTTTGGAATCGAGTGATACTGCTCGTATCGGCACATTCTACAAGAGCAATGAATTTTTCCTTTGTTTAATGTACCACGTACAGGCATGAACTCACTTTCACGTAACATTACATCTTTTAAAATTGACCATTTCTTTCGGATAATTCGCTCTCTCTGATGACGAATATAGGCTTTAGAACGGTTTTTCATCAATATCAGCTCCCTTGAGAAACCCAAGCTTGCAGGGAGGTCAAGGGAAGAATCAGCACTCCCTACAAGCTTGGTTTGTAGCTGACATATAGAATTAATTGGTTCACATCATCATTCCTTTTTTGAAAAAGCCGCAGCGTTTGCACACGCTACAGCTCGAATTGGTTTATGCCCTTTTAAGACAATCTAGTAAAAGTAGTATATCACAACTTAGGAGGGCAAACCTATGTTAAAAGAAAGAACACTAACGATTACACCAGA